ACCGGCGGGCCCGCCGTATTGGAACCACAAAGGGAAGTTCGAGGACTATGCTTTCAAGTCCCCTTATTGGGTTGTGGAAGTATGCCCTATGAGATTAAGGCAACACATAATTTGGGACTATTGCGCCACTCCAGATGTGGCCAAAAACAAGTTCTATCCTTTCCACGAGGACATCTTTTATTTCAGTAAAGGTAAACCCGCATACTTCAACGAGGATATGGCTGCTATGGGAGATATATGGAGGATAAGTGTTGAACAGAAGAACCAACACCCTGCTCCTTTCCCCCTCAAATTAGCAAAAAGGTGCATAAGTGCAAGTTGCCCTCCTGGTGGATTGGTCTATGATCCTTTTATGGGAAGCGGCACTACTGCATTGGCGGCCATTGACCTCGGAATGGAGTTTATAGGGACAGAGATAAGTGAACAGTATTGTACTTATGCTCAATCAAGGATTAACATAGCGTTGAACCAAACAAGTCTATTTTAGAAATGGAAACCAAGAAACCAAAGAAACAGAGGATATATGTGGCCACCTACAACATCAGACAGGATGGCGTGATTAAGGCCGTGAAAGTCAAGGCCACGAAGAAAGGAAACAAGTATTACGCACTCAACGATGGTACTGAGATACCTTTCTGGGCGCAGATAGACCTTGACAATGAGTAACGCAGAGTTCCAGGATGCCGTACTGAAAGTCCTGGCATCCATTGACGAGAAATTGGGCATCCTTGCCAAGCCCCGTACAGTGGTCAAGTCTGCCGTGCAGAACCTACCCAAAGTCAGCGATGCCGACATTAACGAGGTATATGCGGCCTACCCCGCAAAGGATGTGAGGAATAACAACCGGGTAACGGGCAAGGGGCAGAAATCAAAGGAGATCATCCGTAAGAGGATGCTTGAGGGATGGACTAAGGAAGAACTGATTGAGGCAATCCAGATGTACCTTGACGGCAATTCCTACCTACCTAATTTCAACTCCCTTCTCAATAACCTCCCGTGCAAGGAGGAGATAGAACAACCGAAAGTAGAACAGAAAGAAATCTGGCAGTAATGTATGTAAATCCTCAGACATTCAGGCAGTGGTGGGATGTGTTTCACTCCGACTCCCCCTTGACCGAGGTACGCCTTCTGGGTAAGGTGGGAGGACGGTCACGCACGGCAAGCGGTTATTTCAAGGACTGCGAGACGGCTCTGGAGGCGATAGAAGCCTTCGAGTACGAGCTTGGTGCGTATGCCCCCATCAATGCCATACTTGAGGGCTGTTACGGAAGGTCTCAGAGGGACTGCATCATAGAGAACGCATCCCCCACCACCAGCGAGGGCGACATTGAGGGCAGAAGGTGGCTGATGATTGACTTCGACCCCGTGCGGCCATCGGGGACAAATGCCACGGACAAGGAGAAAGAGGAGGCCAAGAAAGTGATGGTGGCAGTAGGCGTGTTCCTGCGTGACCAGGGCTTCACGGCTCCCGTTATCGCAGACTCGGCCAACGGCTACCACCTCTACTATCGTGTCAACCTTGCCAACAATCCCGACAACACAAAGCTCGTTGTTGATTTCCTCACCGTTCTGGATATGTTCTTCAGTACGGAGGCGTGTTCCATAGACAGGCAAGTATCCGACCCCAACAGGATAAGCAAGATTATCGGCACTCGCACCGTTAAGGGTGCGGATGCCAATGACCGACCTCGTAGGGAGTCCTTCTTCGTGAAAGTGCCGGAGATGATAGAGCCTACTGATGTGGCTTTCCTCCGTAAGATACAGGGAATGCTCCCTGCTAAGGAAGAGCCGAGCCGTTTCAACGGCTATCGTGACTCCTTTGACCTGGATACCTTCATCCAGGAACACGGGATTGAGGTGGCTAAAAGGTCAAGGTTTAGGGATGGCGAGAAGATAGTGCTGAAACACTGCCCTTTCAATCCCGAACACCAGGCACCAGACTCTGCGATTTTCCGTCTGGATAGCGGTGCTATCGGTTTCAAGTGCCTCCATAATTCCTGTTCTGGCTATACCTGGAAGGATGTCAGGCTACACTACGACCCCAATGCCTATTCCCATCGTGACTATGCGGAGTTCCAGAGGAAGAGGGACTTTTATTCCCAAGCTCCAAGACCAGCACCCGTGGTGCTTACCGAGACTGATGAAAGGGGCAGAAAATGGCTGTCCTTGAAGGAGATACAATGGCAAGACCCATCCCTTCTCACCTACATACCTACGGGCATAACGGGGATTGACCACAGGATTGGAGGCTTGGCTCTGGGGGATGTGACCATCATATCCGGTCTTGCGGGAGCAGGAAAGACGAGCATACTCAACAACATACTGCTCTCTACCATCCAGCACGGATACAAGGCTGCTATATGGAGTGGTGAGCTTAGTCCCTCACGGTTCAAGTCGTGGATCAACCAGGCCGCAGCCGGGGCGAACTTCGTGAAGAGGGGCGTTGGCGAAACGGAATACTGGTATTGCCCGAAGGACATAGCCGAGAAGATAGATGCGTGGACTGACGGCAAGTTCTACCTCTACAACAACAACTACGGCAACAAGTCGAGCCAGATATTGCAGGATGTAAGGGATTGCGTCAAGGAACACGGAACTCAGTTGCTTGTCTTTGACAATAAGATGGCTATGATGCTCGACTCCTACGAGGGCGACAAGAACGAGAGGGAGGCGGGGCTTATTAACGAGTTGAAGGACTTTGCCATAGCATCCCAACTGCATATCATCCTTGTCTGCCATCCCCGTAAGGAGGAGAGAAATGCCCTGCTCCGTATGGAGTCCATAGCCGGGAACTCCGACTTGTATAACGCAGCCTCCAATGTCTTTCTCTGCCATAGGGTAGGGCGTGACTTCGAGAAGAGGGCTACGGAGTTCTTCGGCAAACAGGTGGTGGAGGAGTTGACCCTTGAGGGATATAATGAGGTCATCGAGGTTGCGAAGAACAGGAGTCACGGACGGACTGATGTTATCGTGGGGTTGTACTGGGAGGACAAGACCAGGCGTTTTCTCAACGAGAGGAATGAGTATGTCATCTACGGCTGGCAGGATGACACCGTGCCTATGCCGAGGGTGGAGACCGAGCCTCTGGTGAGTCAGGATGAATGGAGGTCTGAGGGGTGGCTTGATGATGAAGATGACGGCGATTTGCCGTATTGATTGATAGTTAATTGATAGAATGATATGGATTGGAAATTTACTAAAGAGAACCCATTGAGAGTCGTGACGCTATGTAGCGGTTACGACTCGCAGTTACTCGCGCTGCGAAACATCGGCATCCCTTACGAATGCGTAGGATGGTCGGAGATAGACAAATATGCGATTGCAGCGCACAATGCCCTGTTTCCTGAACTCACGGACAAGAACCTGGGCGATATGACGAAGATAGACTGGGACACCGTGCCGGTACACGACCTTCTGTTTTATAGCACTCCCTGCACCGACTTCTCCAATGCCGGGAAACAGGCAGGAGGAGAAGAGGGTTCGGGAACGAGGTCATCTATCCTCTGGTACACGCGAAACGCAATCATTGCAAAGAAACCCACATATCTGGTTATGGAGAATGTCAAGGCACTCGTGTCCGACAAGTTCCGCCCGCTTTTTCTGAAATGGCTGGACGAATTGACATCATACGGCTATACCAATTTCTGCCAGGTACTCAATGCGAAAGACTACGGCATCCCCCAGAACCGGGAGAGGATTTTCGTAGTGAGCATCAAGGATGCCGATTGGTTCGACTTTCCTCATCCCGTGGAACTGAGGCTCAGGCTCAAGGATATGCTTGAGGACAAGGTGGATGAGAAATACTACTTGCCGCAGGAGAAGGTGGATCAGTTCGTGGCCGGGCTTGATGATGAGAAGAAAGCTTTGATAGACAGTGAGTGACAATGTGTTGAGAATAAAGCAGGCGACGATGCGCGGTTATCTGGAATGTCCGATAGGAGGAGTGATTGAAGGTTCTTATCTGACCAGCAAGACACGCCGGGGCAGAGTTCAGGAGGGGGGGGCGATTTGTCCGACAATCCAAGCGGCAGAGCCACAGATATACATTTTCGAGGGGCTGTATGATACAGAGCAAGACCGATAGGCCGTTATACTACGGCAACCTTTACAGGAAGGATGGAGGGGCTGGATATGCCGGAGCAGTATGGAGCAGCATAGGGTGTTGCCCTACGATTACGACGATGGGAGGAGGCAACAGGCAGCCGTTGATTATTGAGTATGGAGAAAGTGATAGCGATATGGGGGTCTTTGCAAGCCCATAGGTCTGAGATAAGGCTTGATCTTAGGGGGGGGCAAGCGGCTTGCCCTTGTATCGGAAC